TATACTATTTTTACCAGTTCTAAAAATTGGTACAAATTTAGTATCTATGTCAGTTGTGACAATCCTATCTACTAGTTCAAAAAATGTATTGAATGCCTCCCCTCCTGTTATTATCATGTCACCATAAGGTTTCATATACTTTGACAAAGTCGATATAGTACTTAAGATGATATCGCGTACAGCACCAGTTACAAGCATATATACCACCTTTTCAATGTTATCAGATGGCACAATCTTGGACGCACGGGCTCTAAACCTTTTCACGTCCCCTTCTTGAACATACTTGTAAAGTAGTGCATCTTTGTTACACAAGGTATTTTTTATAAACCTATCATTGGTTTCGTGCGAATAATATAGGGTGTCCATTATTATCTATATATATATTTAAATGACAGAACAATGTGGATTAAAAAAATATGCATGTGCCAACAACGAAAATACACCAGATTGTGAGCCGAAATGTATATCAAGAAATAAAAGTTTTCCATGCTCTCATGACATATGTGATCCAAAATGCGAGGCACCATGTAAAGATGTATATAGTGACAAGGATTGTAAATGTTTTATAACAGAAAACACATTACCAGACAGGAATGGTAATTATTATGAAACATTCTGTGGATTTCTTGACAAGGGTACAATTATACCATGTGATGCTTCATGTTGTAGCCCAAAATGCCCTGGGGAATGTGGACAAATAGAACCACGAGACGAAGATGTAGAACATATTCCCATGATGATTGATGTATCTGGAACAAAACTAGAAGAAATTACACCTCAAATGTCAATAGTTAAATTCATGTTGTACATTATCATTGCCCTGGCTATTATGAGCACAGTATCACTATGGGCTTAAAGATATATAGCATCTATATACAAAATGGCCACCATTGACGCTATCGCACAAGATATCACTTCCCTTCGCTCCGAGGTAAAGTCTCTGGCCAAACTTATTCGCAAGGTCAGGGCTCACCAGGAGGATCCCACGGGTGAGAAGGCCAAGGAACGCTCCGCCAACAATGGATTCAACCGCGTTCAGTCAATTACGCCCACTATGGCCGAGTTTCTGGGGGTAGATAAGGATCATAAGATCTCTAGAAGCGAGGTGACGCGTTCAATCACCAAATATGTGAATGAGAACAGCCTCAAACACCCAGACAATGGCCGAGTCATCATTCTTGATGACAACCTTAGGAAACTTCTTAACCCGCCCGAGAAGCTAGAGATCACTTTCCTAAACATCCAAAGGTATCTCACGCCTCATTATGTAAAGGACGAGCCAGCCAAGACGGAGGAGCCAAAGAAGAAGCGTCCCGTGGTCAAGAAAAAGTAGGGCTTAAAAATAAAATGATTATATAAAATAACAAAAAATGAAACCACCTGAACTTAATATAGACGAAATGAACAAACTCGTCGGTATTAAGATCAATGATATTAGTGAATATAGAAAAGCTTTTACCCATAAATCTGCTATGAAAAAATACAACCTAAAAGACTCTTTTGAAAATTTAGAATTTATAGGGGATGCTATCCTAAGTTTTATTGTTACTCGTTTCTTGTATGAAAAGTTTTCTGATAAACAAGAAGGCTTTCTAACCAAATCGAGAATAAAGTTGGTTCGTGGGGGGACACTTGCTGTTATTGGTGAAAAATTACAACTACACAAATGGATTTTAATGGATGACAAAGCCATGACAAATGGCTGGAACCATAATCCCAAAGTACTAGAAGATGTATTCGAAGCACTTATTGGTGCCATTTACATTGACTTGGGGCTTGTTTATGCTAGAAAATTTGTTCTAGGTGTATTTAATGATAAAAATATCATCGATATCGACTTGCTATTGGCTATCGATGATAATTTCAAAGATAAATTAATCAAACAACTGAAAATACAACAAATCACACCAGTATTTAATATGGTAAATAGAGATCACACTGGGTTATTCACAGTTCAAGTAATTATTAATAATTATATTTATGGGGTTGGGCAGGCCATGAACAAGAAACAAGCTGAACAGAATGCTTCGCTACACACACTAAGGTATTTAGAGATGGGGTGCGTTAATACACAAACCCAATATGCACCCCCAAGTCCAACACCTCCTGTCCCGGGAGTATGCGGAACAGCGGTCGGAGGAATGGCTCAACCTCCGCAAGGGTTTGCTTACCGCCAGTGATGCCGCTACGGCCATTGGATGTAATCCATACGAACCCCCTAATAATCTAATCTTGAAAAAGTGTGGTCACATTAAATTTAACGGAAATGTCGCCACGGAACACGGAAATAAATATGAGGATGAAGCCCGCGATATCTATTGCGAAAAATATGGGGAAGTTTCACACGAAATTGGACTTTATCCTCACCAAGAGCATACTTGGCTAGGTGGAAGTCCCGACGGTATCACAGAGTCGGGAAAACTATTGGAGATTAAATGCCCCCTCGCGCGTAAAATTACAGATGAAGTTCCCGTTCACTATCTTCCACAATTACAACTATTGATGGAAATTCTTGACTTGGAAACTTGTGATTTTATTCAATATAAACCCCTAGAACTTACATGGCCTAATCCACCCGAGTTTATGGTCACGCATGTAACGAGGGACCGAGAATGGTTTACTAAATACATGCCCGTGATGAGGAAACTCTGGGAAAGAGTCAACTGGTACAAGGAAAATGATATGGAATGTAAGGACCTAATTAAACCCAAACGCGAAGTAAAGCGACGCCAAATTGTACGAGGCCCATGTAGTGTCGTTGAACTTGATGACGACAAGGAAGTTGATGAACCCGTCGAACGTGAACGACCCACTTGTATGATTGAAGATCTTAGCGATGACGAAATTGCTTAAGACCCTTCTTATATTTGATTAAATTGATGTGGGAATTCTTTATCTTTACTGGACCATAAAAGGTTGTTACTACCTGCGAAAAGTGATGTATCGCTGCGTGCGGGTGTCTTTAAACTAATAATAAAACTATTTCCACTATTTCTTCCAGCTCCACTGTCCACAAACTCTTTATTATTAACAACTAATCCATGTTCTAAATTTACAGTCTTAATCTTACCTTCATCATCTATACCATCACTACCAAGCATTTCGGCAACAGTCTCTTGAATCTTTGTTTTATCAAATTCACATACATAATCATCCCCGGTTTCCTGACCCTCGGACCTCCTGAAACACAAAAGGTAAAGGGTAAGCACCACGACTATAATCAGCAGTTTATCGTTGTTCATTTATATAGTACTAGAATTTTTTAACACGCCCAGTTCTTGCCTTTTCGCTCTTGGCTCTCTTGATTTGTTTTTCACTCAATTCACTCCATGTAGTCGGTGTCTTTTTTGTAACCCTAATTGATGGACGATACACACTTGATTTACTAGTGTATCTTGTTTTACCTGTATCAGAAACCCATTTTTCCTTGAACCAACGACTCAAACCCGTCTTTACCGGCTTTGAACCCTTGTAAGGCGACCCCCTTCCTTTATATTGCTTTTTGTATTCTTGAACTAATAAACCACTGCGGTAGGCAGAGTGTTTAGGATATTTTTTATAAATTTGTTTTTTCACCTTTTCATAAAGTATTGGATCCTTTGGTGTCATTTATTATATCGTAAATATATAAATAATGATTAAAGTAAAACTCACCAAAAGTCCAAACGCTAAAAAGAAATACAGAGCCATCATAGATGGTAAAAAGTCAGTAGACTTTGGTGCGAAAGGTTATTCTGATTATACCATTCACGGCGATCCACAGAGAATGAAGAGATATCTTACGCGCCACGGCAGTGGCAGAGAGACTTGGACAAAAAACGGAATAAATACGGCCGGTTTTTGGTCAAGGTGGTTACTTTGGAGCGAACCAAGTATGAATGGAGCTAAAAAACTAATGACTAGGAAATTTGGAATTAAATTTGTGTAGTTGGAACCTCGCCGGCGATTGTTGATAAATAAAGATCAACGTCTCCAGCAAATTTAGGACATGCTTCTGTGACCTTTTTTGTCACCATTTCTTGAACATTGAGAATATGCTCTTCAAATTGCTTCAAATTGATACCCGAAGCCTTTTGAATATCAAATTCTGTTGAAATCTCTTTAATTGCCCAAAGATATCCAACGGCATAATTGGCATGAACAGTAGCCTTTAAGGGCGATTGATCCTGTTGAGCAGTAGTAGCCCATGATGCTGATTTTTTTACAAGTTTGTTTATGAGGTCGGCACTAAGTCCGGTTGATCTTTTAAAAATGAAATATACAATAGCAATAGCAGCTATCAGATATAGGTAAATCATCAGTTACTAATAGCCGCAGAAAAATTATCCACAATATCACACTTGCGAATACTCGTTCCCTCTGTCTTCATGACATAATTACACACTTTCAATAAATCTAGAACATCATCTAGTGAATTGTGTTTTTGTTTGTAATTTACATCATTATTAACAAACTTTACCCAACTACTCAATTTACCAATACACTTTTTTCCTCTTGTCAAATAGTCTTGTGAATTTTCCTTTGACCACTCGATAAATTTTCCTTGCGACTTGGGATTATAATCAGGATTGTTTAGAAGCTTACATGTATCGGTGAATGTAATAGTATCCCAATCAGTATTGTAACAAATATTGCCCTTGTAATAACTTCCCGTGTTTTGTTTAAAAAAACGACAGTCTTTTAAATCTAGCATCTTCATATATTCCTGTGTATTTTTGAGAAATTGGATGTCCTTATCAATACAGTGATGGAGGAGATGCCCATCACATTCTTTCTTTACAAAATTAACAATCTCGTTCATGCCCTTTCGGAAAGACAATTCCTTGACGACGCCACCGATTGCTTTGGTATTTTCGATGGCTATATCCAATTTATTCTTGTCATCGGTAAACAAAAACGGCCTAATTCCAGAAAATACAATGGTAAGTGATTTACGAGTGACATATTCACCAGAGACAATACAATATGAACAAGAATTGACGGTATAGGAAAATACAATACCACCATTTTCCCTGGTCTGCTCAGTATCACCAATACCATATCTAGCCTTGGGTGCTTTTTTTGCCAATAGTCTTATTCGAGTTTTAAACTTTTTACCGGATCTCGTCTTGGACTTGAATATTCCATTTCCTGTAAGCAGTGACAATTGTTCGTTTCTCATGTTGCTTGTGCTTATCACGTGTATTTT